GTAAAATGTGCCAGAGGATCTCGTCGGGTTTGACAATAGTAACGTGGTTGCGCTGTGACCAGACATTGACCCAGCCGCCGCTTCGAAAACTTTCTCAGGTACACCAGATGCCTCATCGACTACCAATAAAACATTCTCTGAGTGTACCCCAGCTAATGCCTCTGGCGTTTCTGCGCGTGACGTTCTGGCTGATATAAATGCCTCGGAAGCGGCTGACGTTAATTCCACACGATCTGACTTAACAGTGAGCAATTGCTGTAGATGGGGTGGCAACTCGTTTATCCAGCGCTTTAGCTCGGCAAACAATGCGTCAAACAATTGGCTTGATGTGGGCGCTGTGACGACGACTTTATTCGGGAAACGTAGCAGGAGAAACCATAGCATAGCCCAAGATGCCGACGTTGACTTGCCTGTACCATGCCCAGATCTGACAGACATTTTACGCTCACCAGACGATATGGCATTGAGAAACTCGGATTGATAATCGTATGGCTCTGCGCCTAGCACTTCCTTCACGAATAGCACTGGATCATCACGATAGCGCAGGACAAATTCTGTTAATGGATTATCACTCATCGGTTACATCCTCATAATCTACGTCAATCGTCTTGGCTTCGCGCTCCTGATCTTCTTTATGGATAGCCGCCAAGTCAGAATTAACTTTTCTTAGGGCGTCGAGATGCATATCGCCAACTGAGATATTTACGTTTGTCTGTGGCCTAGTGCCGTAACGATCTTGGTTATACGAGCTTGCCATAAATTTACGCCACTGAACCTTCTCTCGCGTGGCGGCTATCTCACTGCTGGTTGAGCCGCCATCCAAATCATCCACCATTGTTAAACCCTGCTCGACGAGGGCATCTGCGGCGTGGCGTCTGGCTTCGTTCATGGCCTTCTCATATTCTGGCACTTTATTCAATGATGAGCCAAGGTATTGACGAGAACATCCATATTCTACAGCCATTTTCGTCAAAGTATTACCTGATGCGATTTGCTCAAACAGGTAATCTACGCCGCCTTTCTTCTCAACATCTGCTAGGATCTTCCTTCGTAATGCCTTGCCAGCCATTAATATTCTCCAATTTTTTTTAAATTTTACAATAGGTAAGCGTTATATTGCAAGGGGGTATGGGGGGTCTTCGTGTGCGTGAAAATCTAGCAAACGCACCCCCCACTATCTGTCACATGGGGGGGTCTTATATTATCTAGTTTCGTATAAAATTAACAACGCATAGCTCAGAATTGCCATATATTGCTACTAAATCGCCTAACCTATTGATTTCATTAGATATACTGCGGATTTAGCCCATAATGTCCGATAATGTATATTATGTTAACTTTCTATATTCCCGAAAGTATTGACATAAGATTTGCTATTTGTTACGCGCCCACGCGCCTGCGACGACGCATCAATGTCTTTTTTATAGAACAATGCTACCAACATTAGTGCAACTTCCTCGCCTTATCTTCTGCATTCTGATCATGTAATTCAATGAGAGCCTCGGCTAATGATTGTATTACAATGTCTGCACCTACCACATGCAATCGATCTGTTATGAAGTCACAAAGTATATCCAGCTCATGATCATTCTCATCAGTATTCTTGCAGTGAAGATCTAGCGTTAATTTAATGTTAAACTCAGACACGTCATATAACCTTGTAATGTGACCGCGCAACTTGGAAGAGGAGGAGAAGTTGCGCGGTCTAGTCCAGTGGGAAACATATTGTAAATGCAAAAACAATACGTTTAGAGGGAGGAGAACCCACTGGCTATAGTATGCCTCATGAGAAGCTCTTATTCAAGCCTATGTGACCTGATTTGATAGCTCGTAAGCCAGCGCCAGATAACCGCACCCATCAACTGAGCTATCCTGATGTACGCCGTTACGCATCCTAGCAATCTTTAACAGAGCCATCATGTTTGCCACGTCATACGCCGACACATGCCTGCCGAGATATGCAGTCCACATAGTCGCAATGCAATTGAAGTTTTCCTCTGCGCTTCCATACTGCTTTGCCCTGTCGCCTGTTATGAGAATGTTTGCCTTCGCCAATATGTCCGACCTCACCATACTCTGTTGATCCAATGCTTGATCCCCATCGCCCTCGCTCGTCCCTCGCTTGCCACCAGCCTCGCCAATGCTATTCATTTTATCTCTCCTTTGTTTCATTTAATTTAACCCCGATTTTACATTCTCATACTATTCGCTCAACTACATACTAATATACTATACCTAAAGGTATATAGTATTAGTAGTAGATTGGTTGCGATATACTAATTGTGATTAGTAGTTGTACTGCTAAGTCATTGATATTGTTATTACTAATGCTAATTAGTAGGTAATTAGTAGGTTGCATTTTAGCTCACTTTCCCGAAATCATCGCAGAACCATATATAGCCCTCATTTTGCACAATATGACCAGCACTTGTCAGGCCAGCAATCGATTGCTTATACGTTTGCGATGGGTTAGCTACGCCAGCCACTTTGCCCATAAAATGCTTCTTAATATCTTCCTCTTTTATCACCCAGAACGTGCTAGGCTCAGGCCAGCCAACGCCAGCAGGATTAGACATACCCACGCCTTCACCCCTGAGCTGTTGGAAGCACGTCTTAAATAAGACCTGATTTTTACCTTTGATGGCTTTCTTGTTAGCCTTCTCAACATCATCACTGCTGGCTGGTATGATTACACAAGTCGTGACAGGATCACCATCCATGTCATTGCCTAACTCAATCACCTTTAGCTTGAAGTGAAACTTCCTGCCGCCTTCCAAATCTCTCTGTTTGGTAGCCAATGCAGTTCGCAGACCTGTCGCCTCGTCATATGATAGCTCTATCTCAGTTTCCACAGCCGCACGTAATGAGCTGTGACCACGCGCCTTTGCTTCCAGATTTTTACCTGAGTGATGCACCAGCATGAGATGTGCGCTCGTTGTGGCTCTAATTTTATCCACAGCAGATATCACAGCAGTTGCACTTGCAGGAGAATTTTCATCGCCAGCAGGCATTGATCGAGATAACGTATCCACGACAATCATAGCAATGTCGCCGTGCATCCTTTTTATCTCATCACACAAATCACAAATTTTATTCACGTCAACTTCACCATCCAGCAAATTGAGTGGCAATGGCCTGACAGCCAGCTTAACGTCCGAATGCTCTGGGTACTGCTGTTTAAGAGCCACAATACGATTGTGCGTGGTTGTACCGCCTTCCAGAGCCAAGAATAACACCACGCCGCCTTTAACTTTGTTTCCATGCCAATCTTGGCTCGCAGATACATGCCAAGCAATATCCTGCACGAAAAATGATTTACCCACATTGGATGCGCCGTAAACCATCGACAATTGACCCTGACCAAACCAGCCCTTCACTAAGTAGCTCCTGTCGAGCTGTGCGACTGCATCATTAGGGAAAAACACCTGATCTAACAGGCTCTTTATTTCCAGAGCCTTTGCCGTAGCCTCTTTGCCACGATTGATCCACATATCGCTGAAATCCCAGCCGTCAACGTCAGGCACGACAGATTGCACATTGTGATCGTTAACGCACTTTTCAATAGCTTTCATGCCAGCCTCGTCGTTGTCTCCTGCCACCACAATGCGTAAATTTGGACGTGCCTCGTAAAGCTCACCTATCACAGCAGTTAGATTACCAGCCGACAATGCGAATACTGCTGGCCTACCTGTAGCTAGATGAACTGACATTGCTGTTGCCCAACCCTCGCAAACATAAATTAAATCATCTAATTTTCCACCAATAACGCTAAAATTTCCGACAACTGGCATACCAGTAGAAAATTTCTTTGATCCTGCTGGATCAATATTCTGGACACCCACACGTTTGCCCTTGGAATTAATTACAGGAATTTCTAGTAAGTTGCCATTTATCTTAGCATTGCCCAGCCCGATCTTTTTCTTGATCAGGTATGGATGCGTCGCCTCTGGCTCTGGCTCAGGCCAGCTTATTGTGTATTCCCTTGTCATCGGCTTCTCATTTTCATCAGGCCACAACCTCTGGTTTCTCAGCGCGTCTTTTATGCCAGCATAGTCTCCACATTGACGACAGCTCACCATCACATCGTTGTTATTATCTTCCTTGATCCAGAAGCGATCTTTGCCTTGGCATACAGGGCAAGCTCCATGATACTCGCCAACGGCAGTCTTTTTCAATGATAATGCGCTTATAATTTTACTTGAATACTGATCCCAATTTGCATTTGGGTATTTCGTGTTTTGCATTTTATCCCCTATTTATTTTACGAGTGATATGAATTTACTCGATTACGTGTTTTAAAAAAGCCTTCATGCTCTGGATTTTCGTCCATGAATTTACGAGCATAATGGCTAATCCATCCATCATCAATTTTATGATCGCCAGTTCCTGACATCATTGTTTCCCAACGCACCCTATGAAATATGCATTTAGCTGAGTAGTATTCACGCTTCTCAGTTACAATCAATGCAAAGTGTTTAAACTGCTCGTAAATATGTGGGTTTTGCATATCGTATATTTTAAAATTTTCTTTTGACCATTTTCCGTTTTTCATAATATTCTCCTTTTATATGGACGTTAGACAAAACCTCGACCAGTTCTGTCTAACGCTGTGATTAATTTAAAATGGTATTTCATCTTCCAGATCATTTGACTGAGCTGGTTGCGCTGGCGGTAATCCAAATGGATCATGCTCAACGCCATTTACTGGTGTTGCTCCACCAGAAAATCCACCAGCAACTTCAGTAAACGGATCATCTGCTTCCTGCTTTTCTGCCAGCTCCAGCACTTGTACTGCACGTAATCTTAATGAAACGCCATTTATTGTGCCTGTATTGTACGGCACAACTGTCACTGCAATATTTACAGTTGACCCAGATGTAAGCTCAAATCCATCAGGCAATTTCTTGCGAGATGCATCGACCTGACGAGGTGGGTTTGTAGCTTCACCAGAGTAAGCGCCCTTTAGCTTTGCCTTACCGATCCAATGACCTTCTTTGTTGTCATCACGTTTGTATGGCAAGCTCAGTGGTTGCTCAGGCCATTTGCGTTTGCTGGTTTCTAACGCCGCCGCATTTTTATATGCCTGCATACAGATCGTATTCAGCTCCTTACACTGCTCACCAGTTAAGTTAAATGACATCTCGTAAGCCGCCCCCTCAGCAGTGGGTTCACACTTTTGAGATTTGTACTCTTCCTGATCAAATCTGTATGTTTGATTTAGTCTTGGATATAGCGCCTTCACGCCAGATATAATGTGTTGCATTTTACAACTCCTTTTAGGTTATGCGTAGTACCCCTACGCTGGGATTTCTATAAGCCGTGGTCTTCATCAAGATAAGCTGGAAGACTAATCGTATCCAGCTCAGGCCATCCAGTGTCATAAGTGTTTGTATCTTGTGCCACTTTTATTTTTCGTAATGTCTTAAACATTTCATCTTCAGCATACTTGTTATATTTATCTGACATCTCATAGCAAGCCGTGGCGTAACTGTTTTTCTCAGTTGCGATAAATATAAAATTTGTAGTCGGGTAGCCGCACAACTTCAAAACATACCGATAGAAACATTCCTGTAAGTCGTACCTGTAATTTCTCACAGCCTTATCAAAACCGCGATAGGATGCGTCTAAGCATGACTTTAGGTCTATTACTATGCCAGCCTCTTTCAACAGCCCATCTGGGCGGCATTTAAGCTCTAATCCAGTTTCTGGGCATGTCGCTATGAAACTATATTCAGCCAGCAGATCTTCATTAGTTAATAAATTTCTCGCCATTTTATTTTGCAGGCAACCATCAACCATTTTCTGACACTGCTCGTATTCACCCTCTGGCAATAGGATCTCATCGTCACCTAGAAAATTTTCCTGATCTTTCCAAGCCTTACTGCCACGACGCGGCAATCCAGAATTTGTTACCAAGTTTTTCTCTGGCTCTAACAGCATCGCATGAAACGCAGAGCCTAAAATCATAGCAGGCGTGGAGCTAAACTTAGCGTTCTTCCAATGGTATAATGATGACGTTGCCACTGTTTTTACAGCGCTTGATGAGATTGCAGGCAGTTCGTGATATGCCTTATTTGACAGCTCTTCGCTGGGTATTATTTGCATTTATATTCTCCTAATTTACTTGTTTAAAACTTCTGCGCCATACAGCGCAATGAGTGCCGCTTCAGCTCTGCCATCATCTTTCTTTCTGGCAAACTTATCGGCATGATCTGGAAATCTCTGCATTGCCAATTGGCGGCTGGTATCCTTATCAGATGACAGGCCAAAGTGTTTCTTCCATTTCTGAGGCGTGACCAGATGCATTGGCGTTTTGTTAGCCGCCACACATGCAAGCAAAGATCCGTAGCCCATACCAAATCTGAACGTGGCAACCGACGATTGATTTGGCCTCGATGCGACTTGCTCAATCACAGCCATTCTTAACTTTGCCTCTGGCTCAAAAATATGCAGGAGCGTGTATATATCAACTTCCGTTTTATTTTTTGAGTTAAGCACTGTCGGCATGTCAACGACATCCAGATCTTTAGTGCGCGTGCAATAATGTGCAATCGCTCCAGAGAAACCACAATCAACGCCAATGACTATCATTCCACAACCTGTATGTTATCAGCGTCAGATGTCTCTGGCTTGGCAACTTCAACGCCAGCTTTAGACGCCGCCATATAAGATGCCATCCTGACAAACGCATTAAAGCTAAGAGCCGATTTGTTGGCGGCTTCAGCCACAGCTTCATACTGCGCCTCGCTAAAATTAATTAATACTCTCTTATCAACCATTTGTTCTCTCCTTGGTTTAATTATCTAAGCACTGCGACCTGAGCCACAGTGCTTATTAATTAAGCCGCTATTGCCTGCGCCTTATAATCCTTGATCGCCTGCAATGTGTCAACGGCCTCAGACCATGTGTCGGCAAAGTGAGTTTCAATAACCCCAAGCTCTGCGTAATCCACGTCACCCTCATCATAGCCACCCAGCCAGTATCTGCGAAGACCTTCAGAATAGTAATGCTCGATCTCAATCTCAATGCCTAGCTCCTTAGCCAATCGCCTAGCCTTACATGCAGTTGACCCAGCGTTTGGGTTTTTTGGCTTCTTAGCAACATGAGGTATGACCATGCCATCTGGTGAAGTCAATTCATAAACCTCAGAAACCCTAGCGCGTCTCTTAACTCGCTTGTCCTTAATGCTCACGATCTCGCAAGTCAAACCGCATACATATCTGCGGCCTTGAACCAATTGCCAGTGATGCCCAGCAACAACCAAGAACACACGCTCTGCATTGCGATATTTCACAGTGCCTTTTAACCAGCCTGCAAGTGTGACGCCATTGGTGCGGTTAAGGCGCATACCATATGACCTCGGTGCAAAGCGGACGCCACACTCAGCAAATGCATCTCTGATTTGGCGAGTGCTAGTGCCTTTGACACTTCTCACACCGCTGAGGTGGCGGACAAGTCTTGCCGCCTCACCTGTTGTCATACCAGTGATTGCACTGACAACCGCCGCGCCACAGTAGCGGTTTCGATCCGCTTTTGTAGTGCCGTGATTAACTGGTTTGATTTTTAGTTTAGCCATTACGCACCCCCCTTCTGCTCGGCTAAACCCAGCTTGAGCATTTCGATTGCCTCATCTTTTTCGCCCATGATCA